AATCACTTTATAATGTTTCCAGCTACTAATAAATATTCTTTCTCACCTAATACTTCTACTGGTTTAAATATAATTTTAACAATTAACTATGAATATATCTAATTATTATTGGTATTTTGAATCTGCAATACCCCCAAGGATTTGTGATCTTATTGTTAAGTATGGCAAAGCAGAAAAGAATAGAGAGATTATGGCCATTACAGGCGGCTTTGGTAGAGATAGAGATTTAACTAAACAACCTCTTACTAAAGATGAAGTAAAAGATTTACAAAAGAAAAGAGATTCAAATATTGTTTGGATGAATGACAGATGGATCTATAAAGAAATACAACCTTACATACATCAAGCAAATCAAAATGCAGGTTGGAACTTTGATTGGGATCATTCTGAATCTTGTCAATTTACTATTTATAAAAAAGGTCAATATTATGATTGGCACTGCGATAGTTGGGATAAACCTTATATGGAAGAAGGACCAACAAAAGGAAAGATTAGAAAATTATCTGTAACCGTAACGTTAACAGATCCAAAAGAATACAAAGGTGGAGAGTTAGAGTTTGACTTTAGGAATTTAGATCCTGATAAAAAACCTAACATTAGAGCGTGTACTGAAATATTACCAAAAGGCTCTTTGGTTGTGTTTCCTTCGTTTGTATGGCATAGAGTTAAACCCGTAACTAAAGGAGAAAGGAATAGTCTAGTAATATGGAATCTAGGTTATCCATTTAAATAATATGAATGATATAAAACAAGGTGGCAGTAGTACACCACAAAAACCAAAAGGACACGTAGATTTTAAATCTGCGTTTTATTTTCAAACACCAGTGTGGATCGCAGAAGCACCGATGTTTCTTAAAAACGCAACTAAACTAACAGATAAATATATTAAGAAAGCTGATAAACTTCTTAAAGATAAATTAAAAAACGAACCTAAATGGAAAAAAGAAATAGGTACATTTGGTTTATCTAAACATAGTGAAAGTTTTTCACAAGACCCTAAAGCAAAAGAGTTAGTAGAGTTTATAGGTCAACGATCCTTTGAGTTTTTAGATTGGCAAGGTTTTGATTTAAGAAATCACAGCTTACACTTTACAGAATTTTGGGTACAAGAGTTTAGTGAAAAAGGTGGTGGTCATCATTCTACACATCAACATTGGAATCAACACGTATCAGGATTTTATTTTTTAAAGTGTAGTGAAAAAACATCTTATCCTATCTTTCACGAACCAAGACCTGGTGCAGAGATGACAAAGTTACCTTTAAAAGATCAATCACAAATTACAATGGGAACTAATCAAGTTCATTATAAACCTAATCCAGGAACAATGATTATATTTCCAGGTTATGTCCCTCACGAGTTTGCAGTTGATGCAGGATTAGATCCATTTAGATTTATACATTGGAATATAAAAGTTGTTGAAACAGCAATTTCAAAAGAAAAGAGTATCAAATGAGCTTTAAAAAAAATAAATATATAGTTATCAAAGAAGCTGTACCCAAAGACATAGCTGAATTTGTTTACAATTATTTTTTACTTAAAAGAACTGTTGCAAGAACTTTATTTGATCAAAGGTATATCTCTCAATTTACAGAGGAATGGGGAACGTGGTCAGATCAACAAGTTCCAAATACATATTCGCATTATGCAGATATAGCTATGGAAACTTTGTTAATGAGAACCTTACCTGTTATGGAAAAGAAAACAGGACTTAAGTTAAATCCAACATATTCTTATGCAAGAATATATAAAACAGGAGATGTGTTGCATAGACACAAAGATAGATTTAGTTGTGAAATATCTACAACTTTAAATCTTGGTGGTGATCCATGGCCAATCTATTTAGAACCTAAAAAGAATGTGGGTATACCTGATGGTAAAAAGATAACTGTATCTAGCCAAAACAAAGGTGTTAGAGTTAATTTGAAACCTGGAGATATGTTAGTTTACAAAGGTATGGAATTAGAACACTGGAGAGAAGAGTTTCAAGGTAACGACTGTGCTCAAGTATTTTTACACTATAATGATCAAAAATCCAAAGATGCTGCTCAAAATGTAAATGATCGAAGACCGCATTTAGGACTTCCCGCTTGGTTTAAAAAGTGATATAATCTTTAGATGGGGGCTGTACTCCACCATACCTACAGCCTCCTTTTAAGGATTATTTATGAGTTTAGGATTTGACGCAATATCAGCATTACCTTTTGCTACATCGGGACCCGACAATAGTGTTGCGGTAGCTGTAACAGGCAATCAATTAACTATTACAATTGGTAGTGTAGGTATCATAGCTGATTCGATTGTTGAAGATGTAACAGGAAACGCATTAACATTAGGTCTTGGTACTTTAAGTATTAGTGGTAAAGCTAATGTAAGTGTTACAGGATCACAAGTAGCCCTAGGTTTAGGAACTATTGTAGTTACTGCAGATGCTAATGTAACAGCAGTTAAGAACGCGTTGACGTTAGCCACAGGAAATGTTACAGTAACAGGAGCAGCAAATATAAATCCTGACAAAGTATCTCTTGCTTTAGATACTAAAGAGCCAGGAGTTATTACGTGGAACGATATAATACCAGGAGCAACAATGGTTTGGACACCAATAAAACCGTACTAATATGGCATCAACTTATTCAACAGATTTATCATTAGAATTAGTCACAACCGGTGAAAAAGCTGGCCTATGGGGTGCAATTACAAATACTAATTTACAACTATTACAAACAGCAGCATCAGGTTATGTAGAAGTAACTTTAAGCACGGGCACAACTACATTAAGTTTGGCTGACGGATCGTCGAGCGCGAATGGTAAAAACCTTTATATTAAACTTGTAGGAACTTTATCAGGTAATGCTAGTCTAGCGATGCCTGCATCTACAACAGGTGGAAATGCAAACAGAGTATTTTTTGTAGAAGATGGAACTACTAGAGGTGGAGCTGGAGATAGTTATACAGTAACATTACTAACAACAGGTCAAAGCGCATCTACTCAAGTGCCTCTTCCAGAAGGTGCAACAGCTTTAGTTTATTCTAGAGGTAGTGTACCTGCAACAACATTAGGTATGTTACAAAAAGGAATGACTTCTGTAACTGCAGCAAGTAAAACTACATACACAGCAGTAGCTGGTGATCAAATCGTAGTAGATACAGTTGCTAACCCAGTTACAATTACATTACCAAGTTCACCTGCAGTGGGTGATGAAGTAACAATTATGGATGGTTCAGCATCAAATGGTTTTGCAACAAACAATTGTATTATAGATAGAAATAGTCAACCAATAGAAGGTGTCGCTGCTAATGATACTCTTGCTACTAATAATCAATGTGTAACTCTTATTTATGCTAATGCCACAAAAGGTTGGCTATATAAATCAACAAATCAATAGGAGTAATTAATGCTTACGAAAATTAAGTTTGCTCCAGGAATAGACAAACAAGACACTGCTGTTGGAGCAGAAGGTCGTTGGGTTGATTCAGACAATGTAAGATTTAGATATGGACTACCAGAAAAAGTTGGTGGTTGGCAATCATTACTTACAGATACTTTAGTAGGTGTAGCTAGAAAACAACACGCATTTGTTGACAAAGATGGTAATAGATATGTAGCCATTGGTACAGACAAATTTTTAATTATATATTTTGAAGGACAATTTTTTGATGTAAGTCCACTTGCAACAGCAATTTCTGGTGCAACTTTTACTTTTAACGCTACAACAACAGTAACTTTAACAACCTCTGCGGCACACAACATAAGTGTTGGAGATATTATTCGTTTAACAGGAACAACTTTACCAGGTGGTACAACAGGAGTAACTACAGCTACTTTTGATGACACTAACTTTCAAGTTTTATCTGTGCCTACATCTACAACTTTAACAATTCAAGCAGCGACAGCTGGTTCAACTTCTTCAGGCGGATCCGTAACTATTAATCCTTTTGAAGTAGTGGGTCCTGCAGCACAATCCTATGGCTATGGTTATGGTGTTGGTAATTATGGCGGTACAATTACAGGTGCAGCTCAAACAACTTTAGATGGTGGGTTGGCCGCGGATACAAATGGTAACAATGGTTCAGCAACACAAATTAGATTAGCATCTACTACAGGTTTTCCTGCAACAGGAGGAACCATTGCAGTAGGTAGTGAGTTAATAACATACACAGGTGTATCAGGCGTAGAGCTAACAGGTATTTCTAGAGCACAAAAAGGAACATCTTCAGCAATACATAGCACTGGAGCTACAGTTACAAACGCTACAGAATTTACAGGATGGGGAGATGCAGTTGATGCAGGAACTATTACACTTGAACCAGGCCTTTGGTCATTAAGTAATTTTGGTGATGTATTAGTTGCAACAATTGCAAATGGTAAAACTTTTACTTGGGATTCTTCTATTGCAGCAAGATTATCTACACGTGCTTCTACAACTACATCAGGATTTCAAACTACAAATAATCCTACAGCAACAAGAACAACTTTAATTTCACCAACAACAAGACACTTAATTCATTTTGGAACTGAAACAACAATAGGTACACCCTCTACACAAGATGATATGTTTGTAAGATTTTCTGAAGATGAAAATATAAATGCATATACACCAGAAGCAACTAACACAGCAGGGACACAAAGATTACAAGATGGTACAAAAATTATGGGTGCATTAGTTGCAAAAGAAAATATTCTAGTGTGGACTGATAATGCATTGTATACAATGAAATTTGTTGGTGCTCCTTTTACATTTGGCTTTGAACAAGTAGGTACTAACTGTGGATTGATAGGTAAGAATGCAGCGATAGAAATTGATGGTGTAGCTTACTGGATGGGTAATAATGGTTTCTTCTCGTTTGATGGTACTGTTAACACATTACCTTGTTCTGTTGAAGATTATGTTTACGATGATGTGGATACTACAAAAGGTCAACAAGTAAACGCTGGTATTAATAATCTATTTACAGAAGTTATTTGGTGGTATCCAACAGCAGGATCTGAATTTAATAATAGATATGTAGTATTTAATTATGGAGAAACAGGACAAAATACTCCAATGGGTAATTGGTACACAGGTACTAATACTAATTCTATTAGAACAACTTGGATTGATTCACTAGTATATCCTAGACCTTATGCAACTGCATTTAATAGTTCTAACACAGGAACTTTTCCTGTTATAAGTGGTGAAACAGGATTAGGTCAAAGCGTATTGTTTGAACACGAATCAGGAACCGATCAAGTAAATCCGGATGGTAGTGTAACTGCATTAACATCTTTTATACAATCCTTTAGTTTTTCATTACAAAAAGATCAAGCAGAAGTATTTTTAGCCCTTAGAAGATTCTTACCTAACTTTAAAGTATTAACAGGTAACAACCAAATAACATTATCTATAAAAGATTTTCCATCGCAAGATGATATAGAAACAGCTTTAAGTCCTTTTATTATTACTTCTTCTACTTTAAAAGTTGACACTAGAGCAAGAGGACGATATGCAAATATAAAGATAGAAAATACTGGTGTAGGTGAGTCTTGGAGATTTGGTACATTCCAAGTAGATATACAACCAGATGGAAGGAGAGGCTAATGACTAAAGTAGTAGTAAGATTACCAGAACCTAAAAAAGAATATAGTGAGGATAACCAAAGACAAATTAACAGAGCGTTAACTACAATTATTGAACAGTTAAACTCTACATACTTAACACAATTAAAAGAAGACTCGGAAAGATATACGTGGTTCGGATTAGGATAAATGGCAAATATATATAAAAACCAAAAATTAGATTTAACAACTAACACAGTTACAACTTTATATACTGTAGCATCTAACTCTAGAGCTATT